CTTTCAGCCGACACTGGAGGATGTAGTGCGAATTTTGGGCAATGCCCGCAGCGCCTTGCTGCGGAGAACAGGACCCTTAGTCCCACTGAGTCGGGAACAGTTTCTCGCCCCACTTTCCGGGAGGAAGTTGGCACGATATACTGAAGCCGCAGACTCGGTGGAAGCGTTTCCGATAACAAGTAAAGACGCGATACTACAAACGTTTGTTAAAGCTGAGAAGCTTAACGTGAGTGCTAAAACTGACCCAGACCCTCGAGTTATCCAACCGAGGAACCCACGCTATTGTTACGGTGTGGGTCTGTACATCAAAGGCGCCGAGGGCATGTTATACAAGGCTGTAAACAGGTTATTCGGAGAACGAACAGCAATGAAAGGGCTCAATGCCGATCGGAGAGGTCGTGCCATAGCAAAGGCTTGGCACCGATACCGACGACCGATGGCATTAGGGCTTGACGCCAGTAGGTTCGACCAACATGTGTCTCCAGCACTTTTGGAATTTGAACACTCAATCTACCTAAGTATGTACCACCACGACCGTGAACTTGCTCGCCTCCTGGCGATGCAAATCAACAACCGAGGGTTTGTGCGTGCTGAAGATGGGGTGATTAAATATTCTGTGCATGGGAGCCGTATGAGCGGTGACATGAACACGGCGCTTGGGAATGTGATTCTCATGTGTCTGATGGTGTGGAGCTACCTTCAAACAAAGGAGTTCCCTGTTTCGTTGATCAATGACGGTGACGATTGTGTGCTAATCTGTGAGGCAGAACACACTGACCGCTTTGATGATGTTGAAAGATGGTTCCAACAGTTAGGAATGGTGATGAAGGTTGAAGCTCCTGTGTATGAGCTTGAAAAGGTGGTGTTTTGTCAATCCCAACCTGTGGAGGTGACGCCTGGGGTGTATCGTATGGTTCGTGACCCACGAATTTGCTTAGATAAGGACGCATGTTCTGTCAAGCCAATCCGTGACGTCGGAACCTGGAATGCATTGAGGACAGCAGTTGCAGACTGCGGCCTTTCCCTTGCCGGCGACCTCCCTGTGTATGGAGAGTACTACTCCGCGCTCAAGAGGGGTGCACCTGCACCCAAACGCAACCAACTGAGAACCCCCGAAACTGGAATGGAATTCCTTGCGATAGGCATGGACCGCAAGTACTCACCACCGAGTGAGTGCTCCCGAGAGTCCTTTGCTAAAGCTTTCGACATTTGGCCCGACCTGCAGGTTAGCATGGAGGAGGAGTACCGGCGGTACACTCCTACTTGGGAACAGCCAGAGTTTGTCCCGGAGGTGGGAACCTTTTATCCCGTTGTACCTTGGTAGGGTACAATTCGCTGCGGAGCGACGGTAGAGCTACCGGATAGCTAAG